GGAAGTCTAAAGAATTCAAACCTGTAGAGAATGGAATCGAACGTTCTTGTCCAGTTCCACGGAAGAAGTCTTCGTCTTCGATTGGTGTCGATGTATTATATTTATCTCTCGGGACAATGACTGCGACATTAAAATAAATAACTGTATTTAAATTATTTCTTAATGCCAAACAAATGCGAACACCGCGAATATTCGCCACTTGTCGTTCACGTAAATCTATTTCGTTCGTCGTTGATCTTGGAATTCCCGCAAGATTAAAACTGTAGAGTTCTCGTGTCGCAAGATTAAGAGGTCCTTCGTCGCGAGTCGTGAATTTCTTCGCTGTTCCTTCTCCCGGTGGTTTACCAAAATTCTTAGTAGAGAACTTTTGTTTTTTTCTACGGCGTGCCGCCACCACTTTACGTATTAATCTGTACCCACGTTTTATACCACGTCTATTATTATAAGCGAAACGTGCGGCATTTAGTGCCATACCTACACGAGATCTACGTAATAAGTACGGTGAATACCTCACAATCGATCGTGTTCCTCGAAGTGCCAATCGGTTCATTTTAAAATTTATGAGTGGTCATAAAAAGTTGCAGGTCTAGTATTACCCTGCAACTTACATCCCATCCCATGGCGCAGTCGAAACGCTGGGTTTTTACCCTTAATAATTTTGCCGAGCAAGATGTCGAGCACCTCCGAGAACTTGGAAGCCGCTGCCAATATTTGGTGTTTGGCCGCGAGACTGGAGCAAATGGGACACCGCATCTCCAGGGATTCGTCATCTTCTTTACTAATCACCGACTTAACGCCGCGAAGGCGGCCATCTCCGCCCGTGCTCACCTCGAAGTCGCCCGCGGAACTTCTCATCAAGCGGCCGAGTATTGTAAGAAAGAAAATGCTTTTGAGGAATTCGGACAGGTACCCAATCAACAGGGACGCCGAAATGACTTCCATGAACTCAAGGAATGGGTACTTGCCCAGAGTACTAAACCTAGCAAGGCCGCCGTCGCCGAGCAATTCCCAAGTCTCTTTATCAAGTACGGACGCATCATGGAATGGATCGATCTCGTCTTTCCCAGTCCCGTCCTTGTCGATGGAGAACTCAATCCCCGTCAAGCAGAGCTACTTGAACTTTTGCAAGGACCAGCAGACGATCGAAAGATCATCTTCGTTGTTGATCCCCTCGGAGGTACGGGTAAATCTTGGTTCATCCGATACTGCCTCAGTAAATTCCCTGAACAGTCCCAACGTCTCTCAATTGGAAAAAGGGACGACCTCGCCTACGCCGTCGATGAATTTAAGTCCTGGTTCCTTTTTGACGTTCCCCGAACTCAATCTGAGTTCCTCCAGTATTCAGTCCTGGAACAGTTAAAAGATGGTCTTATTTTTTCTCCTAAATATTTATCTCGCAGCAAGATGCTCGTTCACAAGGCACATGTTGTTGTATTTACTAACGAAGAACCAGACTACAACAAACTAAGCGCAGACCGTTATGTCACATTCTATTGGCACAATGACCTTAACGTCTAAATAACCGTTATTATAAGCTCATAACCTATTAGGGGGTAGTTGGGGTAGGCGGTAATTGGCCACTGCCAAAGAGCCGAAGGGGAAGAAGGGGGGTCACCCAGCACCCGGGAACCCTAGTGACCGCCCTTAACTGACACGACCCTAACAATTTTTAGGTTCTCTATAATAACAAACAAACCGTTCCATCAGAGTAAATGCGTTTGCTTCCGATAATGCTCCATCACCGTTTAGCATTCGGTCTGCCCAATATACTAGGAATGGCGCCTGAACCGGAAATGTTGAGTTTCTATCTGGCCACTGTAGCTGGCGGTTTATCTTAACCCAACGGTCGAAGTTCATATAGTTCGTTCCGTTAGTCGTAAAATCCGGTGACGTTTCGGCATCCCTGCTTTCTCCGATTCTATAACGTTTATGGAACAGTATAGTGTACTTGTCCGTATTTATTGGTCGACAGTGGAAGTCTAAAGAATTCAAACCTGTAGAGAATGGAATCGAACGTTCTTGTCCAGTTCCACGGAAGAAGTCTTCGTCTTCGATTGGTGTCGATGTATTATATTTATCTCTCGGGACAATGAC